ATTGACAATACGCTTACCAAGTACAGCACAGTAAGTAGTAGAATTTCTGCTGTGCGTAGAGGTACTACAGTTCCTTATGTGGGAACATCTGCACACGACGTGCACGTACCTTTTAATTCCGATTACATTCCTACATGGAATGCAAAGCTATTTGATACACACAGCATGATTAGTGGTTCTAGCCTTGTATGTCCACGCAGTGGAATCTACCACTTTAACTTCTATATCAGATGGCACAAGGACAGCGTAGTAACAGCTAATCTTCTTCCTGCTTTTGATAGAAGTGGAAAGCTACAGATTGAAGCATTCCAGTCTGGTTCTACAGCCTTCCTTACCTGTCAGACAGACTTCTATCCACAGGGATTCCAAGATTTTGCGCGACAGTCAGCGTCTATGATCTACCCATGGTATAAGGGGAACGCTGTGAAGGTAAAGGCATATCAGAGTTGCTACAAGGCGGGAACACTTATCGCTACAATCTACGCTAACATTGCTTATATTCGAGACATTCCATCATAATAGGGAGTTTAAATGAGCCAAGGATTTGGTGTTGATATCTATGGTATTGATTACTATGGATATTCTCAGCCTGCTGATTACAGCGTAGCTCCTTTTACGGCTACCCAAACAGACTACGGTGACATTACACTTTCTTGGGCCTCACCTAATACAACTTCTTGGAAGGTGATGGAGCTTGTCCGCAGTACGTATGGTTATCCTAACCGCCCTGAAGATGGCGTAGTTCTTACGACGATTGTTCCTTCTGGAATGATTCGTACATACGATGATCCTGGTCTTGATGCCGGAACTATCTATTACTACGCTATGTTCATTTCTCTTGAAGCTCCTGCATGGAGTTCTTCAACTACCTATGCTCTGAATGCTCAAGTTCTTTACAATGGCTTTTACTGGAGTAGCCTTCAGGGTAGTAATACAAACCACGCACCTAGCGCTGGTTCTGCCTATTGGACATCTTCCAACTATGTGCCTACGTGGTATCCAGCAGGCTTTGCAGCCACGCTGGCTATTGGTAATCAGGGTTATGGTGCACTTCTGTACAACAGAACGCCACAGCCCTACAAGACAACTACATCAGATACATTCTCCACTACTGAAATTGACAATCAATCACTATACAACTATGAATCTCTATTTGGTTGGGGTCTTGATCTATTAAAGACTGAATATGATTCGTATCTACAATTAAGTAATGCTGATAAGGTTTCTGCTGCTCACCTAGATATTCTGGGACAGCAACTTGGTATTACCACTGACTACTTATCTACTCCTCAGCAGAGAAGACAGCGCATTAAGAATGCTGCGATTAACTACCGCATCAAGGGACAGACTCAGAGTATTCACAACCTTATTGCTGAACTAGCTGGTTGGGATTCTGAGGTTACTTACGGTCCTAACATGTACAACAGCGCAGATCAGACAGCCTTTGTGCACCCAAGCTACGACACATGGAATGCTAATTCCACGTACTTCCCTGGTCAGAAGATTCAGTACAACGGATATAACTACAACAACACTACCCAGTCAAAGGGACAGGCTCAAGCTCCTACAGGAACTACAGCTTCTAACACTTGGTGGTCTGCTGCTCAGGTATATATTCTTGATACTACTGTCAATAAGAATCCTCAAACCAATCAGTATTCAACTTGGGGATGGTCTACTGTAGCGGGCTCTACTGGAAGCATTGAGGGTGTGCGCACAGGTTTGCCTCATCCTACTGATACAACCATTCACAACTGGAATGCCCTGTCATTGAAGCAGACTAACCAGCCTGGTGCAGGATTCTTTAATCTAGATTCCACAACCAAGTTGAATACTCCTTCATACTCATCAGGTACCAACTATGTAATTAACAATGCTGTTCTTTATACAGACGGCTATTACTACATAGCTCAGAAGGCTTCTGGTCCAGGTACTCCTTATGGGGCAAAGACTCCAGGAACTGACCAGAACTTCTGGAAGCCTTTCTACTACACCACTTCTGATACTCCTAATATCATCAGAGATGGCACACCACTTATCCAAACGGCTGTATGGAATTCAGGAACGTCATACAATACTGGTGACTACGTTCAATACCAAGGTATTATTTATCTGTGTCTACAAAACAATGTAAATTCCGCGCCTAGTGGTTATTACTACTCCAATACAAATTGGGTATTCATTTCTCCAGCACAGAAGACTTTGGTTACCTCTTCTTATTGGGCTCGTAATATCAATGATGGTGGTGGAAACACATCTGCGCAAGCCTTCCTGTACTTCTACGATAAGAAGGGTAATTTGATCAATAACACTGCATCAGATTACTCAGGTTATAACGTAGGATCTGAAGGTGTTGTAGCTAGATTCGTAAATGACTACACAAATATCCATGGATCTACTGAGACTTCTCTAGCAAATGCTCAGCGAGACGGGACAGTGGCGAATGGTGTATGGGCTACTTTCCCTACTACCACTTCTCCTGCTTCATGGCAGTCTAGTTATGGAATGGCATCTGTAAACCAAACCACTGTAGGAACTGCTACATACTCTTGGATGGTTATAGATGCTGGTTCTCCTTCAGGAAGATTTGCCGGAACATTTATTACTGACTATGTAGATACTGCACATAAGACTCATGGTATTGTCTTTGCTATGCTGGACAATAACAATTTCTACTATGTAACACGCACTAGCCTACGTCAGGTTTCTGCTGGGGTAGATACTTTGATTACCTCTTGGACTCGTCTACAAAATGGTGACCGTATCATTATCGATGCTGTTACTGATATCAATGTATATAAATACAAGAGAACAGGCGATGGTGCTCTTACCCGTATCGCTCACTCTGTAGGTACTGGTCCAGGTGATACAGGAATTGTTGGAAAGACCGGCTTTATTCAAAAGTATTCAGCTACTGGAGCACTATAAATGGCAAATCCAAAAGTTAGTACCCTTACAGATATCTTCCTAAACGACGGATTCGGTTTCTTCGGATTCGGAGATGGAGGATTTGGAGGGTCATACGAACTACTTAATCCTCAATGGAACACCAATAGCGGTAGCTACGGATTTGATCCAATTCAAGGAATGGCATATGTTGAGGCTGCGAATACACCTAGTTATGTCGGAGCCTCACTATATGATCTGACAGAGAATAGTTTCTTTGCAAAGATCACTCCTGCCGCAGCGGGTAACGGAAGTGTTCAAACTGGTCTCCTTATTCGCTTTGACAGAACAAACTACATTGAGATTTCTGTTGGACCTAACGGTCAGTTCAATGCTTACGTAGCTAATAACACTCTCATTACTCCAATCTCTATGCCTGTCTATGATCCAACAGCACATGCATACTGGAGAATTAGAAATGAAGATCCAGTAAATCTATTTGTCGACACTTCTCCTGATGGAACTACGTGGACTGAACAGGGCTTTGCAGGATTCAACTGGGATATTACTACTGTAACCGTGACAGTTTTCTCAGGATTTACAGGTATTGAGAATCCTTATAATCTGGCGTACATCTCTCACGTGAACCAGCCTGCTACCAACTTGCAGCTTAAGGGACACGTGAACGCAGGAGCCTCTATAAGCGGCTCGTACAGTATCACTGACCCTAATGCCCTGACTGGTTCTGTTCACGCCTCAGCGGGCTTCAGAGGCAAGTTTACAGTCACCCTGGGAATCCCTGAAGGTGGTATGTCTGACTTCGCTTACAACTTCAACTCTCAGACTGTAGACCCATTGATCCTTAATCAGTGGACTCCTTCCAACTTCCTGAACTTCACAGGAATTGGAACACCACTGACTACAGCTTCATGGCAACAGGAGTTCAGCGCATTCCAAGCACCTATGCCTTATCGAGATGGAAGTTACTTCCAGCCTGCTGCGTATATTGATACGCAATATAATGTTGGGTTTACTCCAGACACTACACCTGACCTTGTGACCAACGTGCAGCTAGAAACTACTACAGGTCTGGACAATCGTCTACCTCTTGATGCCGCTATTTATTTGAATGGCTGTGCTTATTCGGGTAATGCATGCTCTGTTACCCGTAGTCCTGAGCACACTCTCAATGGTCAGTACGCTGGACGAATAGTTAGTTCTAATGCTCCTATCACTATTGGTGATGGTAATAAGGCTTATCTATTAATTGCTCAGCGCAAGGCTATGGTCTCTGTTCGCAATGATGGTCTAGGAACTCAGGAATCTTTCTTTGGAAGTGTGTATTTCTCTACTACAAGAGCAAATACTATTTGGTTTGCCAGCATGGTTTACTATGATGTGAACTGGAATATTATTTCCGGCTCCTCATCAGGTTCTACGTATACACATACTTCTATCACCAACAAAGTAACGCACCCTGGTGGAGGAGTTTGGCAACAAGGAACTGTTTATGACGCAAACGTTCCTGCCAGTGCTGTATATGCTGCTGTTGTTCCTGTAATTCAAAACTCATCTAACTTGGTAGAAACTACTTATGCAAGCAATCATTCAGTGACTACTGCATCCATCGGATTTACTGAGCTAGCCTCAACATATTCACATCCAAGAACTGCCAACGTAAGCGTAAAGGCAGATCGTGTGAATTACGTATTGAATTCAGGATTCAACGCCGGATCTACCTACTGGTTCAATGGTGTGGTAGGAACATCAGGTTCTCCTAATCCAGGAACAATGGTATGGGATGGCGCAGTAGGTTATCGCTCAGCCGGATCTCTACGTTATGACGTAGTACCTCTGAGTGGTACATTCACTGGTGGTCCAACTGCCAAGATCGGACTAGCTACACAAGCTAACTTCAATGGCGGATCAAGACAACCAGTGGTCCAAGGATTGAAGATTGGGCATACCTATACCATTACAGCTTGGATTAAGCAGGGGCCTAATTGTCCAGATATCCTGATGGATTTCCGAGACAGTAATTCCCTAGGTCTTACATCAGTAAGTACTAACAGTACTAAGATCACCAATCCAGGAAATACAGATGGTTACTGGACCAGAATTCAGTCTACGTACACCGTACCTCCAACAGGTTTGAGTGAATACTATTTCTACTTCTATGTATTCTTTAATACTCTGAACCAAGCACCATTCTCCTTCTGGATTGATTCTCTAATGGTTGAAGAAGCTGTAGATTATCAGGGTTACTTCGATGGTGGATATGCCTCTGCTGATTACAAATGGGAATCTGGTGGAGCTATTAATCTTTCTCGTTCTTACTATTACAAGGATTACAACAATAAGTTCCTACGTTTGAATACAGCTATAAAGAGTGTTCTTCCTGTTGGAGAAGATTATAAGTTACTATTTGCTCAACCATTAACTTAAT